TCGATTTCTTTACGAATTATATTTTTGAGTAACTCTATGAATCTTTTTTTACTTATCTTCGTGGACATTATCTAACTCCTTAATTAATTCATAATACCTCATCAAAGAAACAACATGAGAATCTTTTACTAATTTACCACCTATTGCTGTTGATGTATGTTCAATTGCTTCGGCCAGTTTTATTTTAGTAATCTTATCATCTATTTTTCTCAGATGTGATTTAAGTGCTTTTTGTACTTTGATAACCTCAGTATCTATGAATTCTCTCAGAGAATTAGTGTTTGATAGATTATTGATATATTCTCTTAATAGATTCTTTTGAGATTCATTTAGATTGCTGTATTTTTTGTTGAATTTATCTACTAACAATTGATATGTAAGTAATCTTACATCTTGTTCTTGAGTTTGGTACGATTCAACTAAATCTTTTGATTTTTTATTCTGTTTTACACTTTGTCCACAGATGTTTTCCACGATACTGATTTTACTATCGGTTTCTTCTATTGGACCTATTTTTTCTTTTGCTGATTCCAATTCAAACACATTGTAAATAGATGCCAATACCTTATAATTAGGTATTCTTGAATTGAAAAAATCATTTACAGAATAATTTTCCTTAATTCTTTTGATTAAATTATATTTTTCGTTTTTTAATCTACGATTCGATAATTTTCTACGATTTTTAATCACAGCCTCAAGTAATATATTGGCTTGACCCATTGTTTTGTATTTTTTTTCTATTAAAATAGAATAAAGTTCCTTTTCTCGACCCAATGTAGTCTTTTCGTTGAAAAATTCTTTGATTATCTTGATTGCAGGTGAATCTTTTGAATCATTCATCACATCAACTGCGATTTGTCTTGTTAATAATTCAAACAAGATACCTGTATTCTTAATTTTATTATGTTTCTTTTGTGATGACATCAAACACTCCAATTTTTAATATTCGTACCATATATAAATATAAAACTTTTAAGAAATCGTTATTTCTCGTCCTTAAAATCTTCATATTCTTCATTTATTTTATCACTTTCTAATGTTTCATTTAGAATCTCATTCGCTTTCTTACCGAATGATTTTTTCAATGCATCATAGTGAGCTAAAGCAATAGGGATTTTAGGTCTTCCGAGTGGGTCTCTACCTCTCGCACTACCATCTTTACTATATTTACTTACTTCTTTAGGTCTACCTGCTCCATCAAATCCTCCCTCTGGTGAACCACCCTCATCTTGGTCAAATATTGAACCTGCGACATCATCTTCCTCTCCACCCTCTTCGGCAGATTGTTGCATATCACTTGGTGTTCCAACTGATTCACCTGATGCTTGTGGGTCATTACCCTCTACTGATATCTGTTCAAATCTGAATTTTTGTTTTTGGTCTTGTACCAACTCTTTATCCATTTCATCAATCTGGTCATCAGAGAAGTTAAATATGTTTTTGTAAATCCATTCAGTACTCATCATTTGGTTATCTTTCATATCACGAGCAAGATTAATTTTATTACTCCATAATTCAATCTTTTCTTGTTCGTATATTGTAGATGGACTTGTTAGGCTTAATTCAAAGTTCACTAACTCCGCATCTGTATAACCTTGTGAATACAAATGAACTACAGCGATTTTTGTTAACTCACTAACAAGAATTCGTTGTACCCTTTCAATTGTTCTTGCAAACCTTACATCTTCAGCGGCCAATGTTGCTTTACTACCAAGTGATTCCTCATACCCTAAAAATGCTTTCGGTACATGAAGTGCCGCAAGTAATCTATTTTTAAGATATTCGATATCATCGGTAGTTTCATATTGCATACCTGGTAGTGATTCAATATTAGTACCACTATCACCACCACGAACTGGCATAAAGAAGTCTTCTGTTAAGTTCTGTATGTTGAACTTCAAATTATAATCACCAGTAGCATCATCAATAAATGGTGTCTTTTTCATTTTATTAATGATTCTTTGCATGTAGTTATCAACTTCGTTAGGTGGTATATTACCTATATCAACCTTGAAGATTCTTTTTTCTGGTGCTCTCATGATTCTATGTATCAACATAGCATCTTCCATGAGTGTTAATTGTTTCCAAACTTTTCTACCACTTTCTAAGATTGATTTACCATAAGGTAAAAGATTACTATCACTTGCCAGTCTGAAATGAGCAACTTGGAAGTTTTCAAATTCTATCTTTGTTTGGTTTGTTGGTCTGGCAAAATAAGGATGAGCTGTTTCTGTAGCTTCCAAATAAAATTTCACATAATATGGATTCTCAGGATGTTCTCCCTCTGAACGAACTAATTCATAAGGTGATAGAGGTACAACATTAGTTACACCAAACTTATCCTTAACATCTAAGAATAAAAAGAAATCACCATACTTGGCGAGATTTCTAGTCCATGGCCATAAATTAAATTCTATATTCATTATATCATAAAATAAATTATGTAGAATAGATTTAATATTATCATTATCACTATTGATTTCTAATACTTCTCCATATGGATTTTTCATTGTGGATTCATCCGCGTATATATCAAGTGCAGATGCGATTATACTATCACTCTCCATACTTTCATAATCTTTGAACAGACCCATACGAGCCGCCTGTAATTGTGCGAATGTGGAATATCCACTATTAACCATATCTAAACCACTATGTAGTTTCGAATACCTATCAACTAAATGTGATTTTGTTGCGGATTGTAATTGTTCGGTATCTGCTATCTTTAGTTTTCGTCCACCGACATTTCTAACAATAACATTTGTTGAGAATAATCTTCTCAATCTTCCGAATAATGTTTTATCAGCCATTTTTTACCTCACTTACAAGAGCCATTCTAAAGACTCTTTTTTCTTGTTTACTTCCCAATCCCAAGAATCATTCTTGTTTTCATCAGGAGTGTAAAGACCATCAATATCTTGCATTCTATTGAGAGTCTTTTTTGTTAATTCAATTCCCTCAGTTCGTAATCTTAATGCAGTATCACGAACCCATAATCCGATAGCAAAAGACATAACCAAATCATCGTTATATCCACTCATTGCTTCGGCCCTATTGTTTATGTAAATAAAAGTAAGTAATTCATCAATCAATCTATTACTATGAACAATTACACTTTCATCTCTAAAATATTCCTCTAACTTTGCAATAATCAAAGGTCGAGTTTTCATAGATGTTGTAAATCCTGCCACCATGTTCTTCTCTTGACTTCTATATTTGTTAGTCATCTGATGTGCAATATCTACATATCTTAAATCTTTACTTGTATAAAATAGATTAGGATATTCTCTATCTATTACTTGTTGTATTGTTGCCCAACCAATATTGTTGTTTTCTATAATTAGTAAGGCATCGTTATATTCTGTTGAAATATTCACCAACATATTACCAAAATCTTTTGTAGGTACTCTTCCTTTATATTCTGCAACTTGTTCCACAGTCTCAACATCAATCACATGAAAAGCACTATAATCTTTAGAATCTCCTCTACCTACATCTGCACATACCACATAACTCTTCGAGTAATCTGGTTGTTTCCATATCCATAAATTACTATCGATACCTCTTTTTTCGACAGGGTCTTCTCCAAATTTTTCTCTACAAGTTTCTAAAATCTTTGCTTCTATTACTGAGGTACCTGAAGTTAGGAAATCACAATCACATTCTTGTGCCGCAGATTGAACACCTAACAACTCATCTTGTTCATCTCTCCAAGTTTGTTCTCGTTCAGGATGTACAGTCCAATGAAGTTTTATATCATTGAACATACCACGACCTTCTTCCGCCTCAACCCATGTTTTATGAAACCAATTACCCACACCATTAGGTGTAGAAAGTGCGATACAACTTCCACCAGTAGTTAGTGTTTGTTGTGATGCAGTCCATATATCATCAATCTTATCTATAAACGCGGCCTCATCTAATATCAACAATGATAGAGCTTCAGAACGAGCCGCTTCAGGCCCACTCGCACTTGCTTTAATTTGTGAACCATTAACATATCTAAGATTTAATTTGTTATCCTCAACACATCGTTGTTTCAACCAACTTGGTAAGTTCGCGTGCATTACACGAACTTTCGTAACCAAGTTTTTTGCAGTATCTTGTTTTGTGGCGATAACTAATATATTTTTATCTTGAAAGAATGTCATCATCCACAGAGAGTAACCTGCAGTAAGCGTAGATATACCCAACTGTCTTGCTTTCAAAATTATATTGAATCGATTATCTTTGATTTCATTGACCGTTGTTTCCTGAAATGGATACAAACTAAATGGAATCTTACCCTTGATTGGGTGTTGAATCATACAATACTTTTTCAAAAAGTAGACAGGGTCTTGAGCACATCTAATATACTCCTTTTTGATTACTTCTTTTATTTGTTCTGCCATTAGTTTAGTTCGCCTGCAAGTTTAACAGAAACCGAAGTTGCAGCAACACCATAAACAAACCATAACCATTTGTTTTCGTGCCACTTAGGTTTTACCACCTTAACCTTTTCCTTATAGAGATTAATAGTTTCCTCTTGTAACTGAAGTTGCTGTGTTCTGAAATCAATAATCAATTCGTTAGATTTTGAGTTTTCCTCTAATAACGAGATTTGTTTTTCTAAATCTTGTACTAAAGATACATTCAAACTATCTTTTAATTCTAACTCTTTGATTTTATTGGTGAACCCAAGAACTTCTTCCTCTGAAAAGGTGTAAGTTTTTGTATCTTGCCCAAACAATAAACCAAGAAATAATATGTAAATAAAATATCTCATATATATAAATATATACTACTTACTAAATTTCTTCAAATATTTTACTGCCTCATCAACATCATCTGTTTTCACTGCTTCTTCGGCTTTCAAAATTTGTTTCTTAGTATTAGTTACCTTTCGTTTAAGATTACCAACTTCTTTTTTGTTAACTTTTTTCTTCTTCTCAAGTTTCTCTACTTCTTTTTCAAGTTTTGAAACTTCTTCATGTTTTACCTTGATTGCTTTATCTAATTTTTTGACTTCTTCTTTTTTCTTTCCACCAAAAAATAGATTCATTATGAATTCAATTACTCCCATCGTTATCTCCTCGTGATAGTGTTGTTCCTGTACTCTCTAAGAGTTCATTAAATGAATAACCTGATTTGTTATTCAAGTCTTGGTATTCTAAGTCCATGAGTTTATGGATTACCTTAGTGTATAATCTTACTAAATGTTCTGTTTCTTCACCACCAATTCGTTTATTATAATCAACCGCAATCTCACCTAATCTTGAGGCGAGTGCCATCAATTCAATTACTACTTTCTCTGGTAGTATCAAGTTCTTTTTGCTCATCTTCTATAGCCTTTTCTAATTTAGTTATGTATTCTTTTGCTTCACTTGTAATTTTATCAAAGTTATCTTTACCCATATCCCACTTTTCTTTTTCAAGTGATGGATTATCAACTCCAACATTATTCAACCATTCAACACTACCATCTGTTTTTTCAAATTCTTCAAGTGATTGTTTCATATCTTTCAAATATGATTTTTTATTTTCTAATTCGATATTTCTAGCATATCTCTCAAACTCACCATTACCTTTTAATCTGAGTTTATTTTCGAAATCTATCTGACAATCAAAACAATGACCTTTCGTACTCCAAAACTTCCTATCAAGTTTTTTCTTCATTGTTTTCTTACACTTAGGACAAAACCATGGCATCCTAACATCTTTCATAATTGATGTCATCTTACCCTCACGAGTTTGACCACCTAAGTTCTCAGGCCCTTTACCCTCGTATCCTACTTGAACATAATCTTT